TCCTAAATGGATAATAATTTCAGAAGATGTTCCTCTAGGAACTAATTATGAAGTACTACGTGGTCCATCTAATTTTGTTATTTATGATAAAGAAAATGGTAAGAAGCGATTAGTAGCATGCTATTATGTTAAAGGTAATGGAAGTACTGGTTGGATTCCAATAATAGTTTTTGGAGATTGAGTGACTGACATCCTCTCACCGAAGGTGAACATCGTCTTAGATGCATCTAAAATAGATTTGTTTGAAACCTGTCCTGCTAGATATAACTTCAGACATAATCTTAATAAGACTCTTCCACTCATTAACAAAGCTAAAGCATTAGATTTAGGTTCTATTGCTCATGGAGGTCTAGAAGTCTATTTCAAAAGTCTTGCAGCCGGATTGCATTACGACGACAGAATGCAAGCTTGTCTAATGAAGATGCGAGAACTCAGTAGTGATCCTGAAAATTCTAATTCAGAGCCAGATGGAGTTCGTATTTTGCTTAGAGCGGTAGAAGAAAGTTGTGATTTCTGGCGCTCTGAAGATGAAAATTGTTTAGATATTTTAGAGGTAGAATCTCCATTTGCCTACATACTATTTGAGGATAACTCCGTAAGAATCATAATAAGTGGGAAAATAGATTTACTCGTAAACTTCAAAGGATTAGGTAGGAATGCTAGTTATGATAGACTTCCTATCGACCATAAAACATTCTCTCGTGATGGAGTTGTTCATAGGAAAGCTAATCAATTTATCAATTATTGTAATGCAGTTGAAAGTAATTATCTTGTTGTTAATCGTATTGGATTACAGAATCCAGATGCTAAGAAGCCGGTACCAGCCGAAGATAAATTCAAAAGACTTCCTCTAAGTTACGACTCAATCTATATACAAGATTGGAAAGACAATCTTACTAAACTAATTCTAAATGAATATCTTACTTGCGTAGCAACTGATGACTGGATTGAGAAGCCAACTAGTTGCAACAAGTTCAATCGACTCTGTGAATATTATCCTATCTGTGATAGTTCAGGTAAGGAAGCTAAGTTACATAAATTAGAGACTCAGTATATTGATGCCGAACCTTGGGATGTGACGAAAGGACTCGGAGAATGACCAGTTTAACTTCAAGAGATATTGAAAGAGAATTTATGAATCCATATAGACAGTACGCAAGTTCTGATATTAGACAACTTCTTGGAATGATAATAAATAGAATGATTGAGTTAGAAGATATACTAAATGACCAAATTGAAGATACTGTTAGTAAAGATTTAACTAAAGCAATCATAACAAAATAATGACTCTAGAAGAAGCTGTAAAATTTCTAGATCTAGAAAAATTAGGTGATATTTATCGTAACAAATCAGGTAATTATATACATATTCTTGTCAAATCAGTTGACATAGACACATTAGCAACATTAGATGGTGATTTCTCATTAGAAGATGTAGAAGCCATTGCTATTATAATGAAAGAAGCTAAGAGATAAGGATGGAAATTTTTACTACTGGGGGAATAACTATACTTGATTCAACTATGAAAGAAAATGAAGTAAGATTGATTAAATCAATTAAAGAGTTATATGGATTTGAAATTAAAAATGACACTGGTCATCATTTATTTATAGAAGCTGAATTTAATTTTGATAAGCTTAGTAAATTAATTATTCGACGATAAAACAAGACTCGCTGCAAAAGACAGACTGAGTAGTCTATCATGCCCATGAAAGTAATGGGAAGAAAGAAATATCAGTTAACTAAAGCAGCGACAGCCGGAGTTGATATGTTAATTAGCTTCAAATTGCAAGCAGTTCATTTCGGCTCCGGCGCCTTCTTAGAGAAAAGAAATGAAAGTTGAAGATTTAATTGAATTATTAAAACTATGTCACCCCAAAGCAATAGTTAGAGCTTGGGATGGTGATTCTGGAGATATAGAGGAAGTAACTGGAATTACATATAATGATGCTGAAGTACAGATTCACACAGATGACATCACATGACTGAAAAACCAAAGCACGTTCATAAATTAAAGAGACTTAAGTATAAATCTGGTAATACAATATATTTCTGTGCTCTACCAGATTGTAATTACAAAATAGCTATTCCTCTAGCTCTAGGCAAAAGGTGTATTTGCTGGCGTTGTGGTAATGAATTTTTAATAAATGAATACTCATTAAGATTAGCTAAGCCTCATTGTGATAATTGTCATAATCCTAAACAGATATTAAAGAATGAAATTCATAATGAAGAAACTCCAATAATTCATACAGAATTGACACTCTCCGACAGACTCACTCAAGCAATCAATAAAGTTCAACCAGAAGAAGGAGACATCTAAATGGGAGAACTAGATTACGCATCTGAAAATAGAGATCCTATTGAAGATGATGATGAAGATGATGATAAGTTTTATGATGAAGACGATGATGAAGATATAGATTCAGATGATGAAGATGAAGATGAAGAGGACAAAGAATGGGAAACTTAGAACCTACTGATATTGATGCTCATAAAGATGAAATGGTTAGACGTATATTATCATTAGAAAGATCTAGAACATTTCCATTAGATGTTGATGATGAGTCTCAATTATTAGATATATTAAAAGTTATAGCAGATAGAATCATTCAGATTGAAGAAAGACTAGCAAAACTTGAAAGCTAGTTCAATATCTCTCGACAGTAAATATTCCTTCCTATTTAAATCTTCTCCTGGATTTGGTAAAACCTTAGCCGCTGCTAGCTTTGCAATGGAAGGACCAGTCTATCTAAGCTATTGGGATAAGAAATCTCCTATTGAGTTAGTTACATTCTTTTCAGAAAAGCGTTTCGGTAGTATAGGAAAGAAGATTTTAGATAATATTGAATATGATGTATATGATTCATCTAATGCAGGAGACTATTTAAACAAAGTTATTAGTTGGCTAGATGATTGTAGGTATTTTGCTATTATTAATGATTCATTAACTTATATGACTTCAGCCGCTGTCAACTGGAGTTTGAATTTTGGTCATAAAGAAAGAATATTTAAGAAGTTAAAGGATATCCTCCCAGATTGGGATGAGTATAAAGTTGAAACAAGTTTAGTAAGTCAGTGTCTTGATCTCTCCCGCAAACTTCCCTGTCATGTTATCTGGACTGCACATCCATTACCTCAAACCAGAATAGAAGGCTCTGGTAACTCTATTAGAGTCACTAAAACTAACTCTATTGTTAGTTATGGCTCAAAGGTTGCCGGATTAGTTCCAGGTGCATTCACAGAGATATATCATTTCTCCCAACAAGCTAACTTTTCTGAGGGGAGAACATCTAAAAAGTTTATTGTTAATACTGAAGCTATTGGGGATGAGTTTGCTAAGAGTCCATTATTATCAGATTATGTAAAGGAGTTTGATATTACTGACAAATTGTTCTATCAAGTATGGAAGGATTTAGTTAATAAGAGTAGGGGTATTGAGCCTGTAATTAAGACTGATGAAGAACAAGCTAAAATAACTAATCCATTCACTGAGAAGAAATGGTGAAGAATGTGTGATGAAAAGGCAACGTCTGCTGATAATCAATATGAAACAACTAGACAAGGTATACAAGCTAGTCCTGAATCACATATGGTTTATGAACTTAAACAACAAAGAGAATATCTAATTAGAAAATTAATTATTGTTCAAGAGGCTATTGATGCTGTAAGCGCAGTACGTTATTAATCACTCACAACAACAAAACGAAGGACAAAACAACAATGGGATTCAATCGAGTTCTTACACCAGACGACCTCAAGCGTGGAGATCTAGCAGAAGTAGGTTGGCATCCGATGGAAGTCATTGATTATAGTGATAAAGATGCTGATACTGATGGTTCTAACAACAGCGTATTCCAGTTTAAGATTATTGATGGTAATAGCAAGGGTGTTATTTGTCAGAAACTATTTAACGAGAAGGCTTTAGGCTTCGGTAAAGCTCTGTGGACTACGTTTGGTTTCCCTAAGGACGAACAGGGAAATATGGCGTTGTCTTCAGATCTTTTCCGTAAGACTATTGGCTTTAAACTCATGGGATATATTAAGCGTGGTAAATCCAATAAGGGTAATGAGTTCAATGATATTGTTGACTTCAAGCCGCTGACGTAGTAAATTTGCCGGCTATTCAAAACATCGAGTAGCCGGCATTTTTCTTGAATTGAGAGCCAATGAGAGAACCCGTTAAGATTGATTGGATAGAGAAAGCAAAGGAGACTTTTAGATTTCATCGTTCTAAACTTCTATCCAATAACAAGTGGACGTTGACCTTAACGGCTAAGTCTCTTAAACGTTCAGTTGGTTCTGTTAGTGAAGATATTATGATAGCTAGATGGTTAAGAACTCACGAGGAACAACTAGAGAAGTATGATACAGCTTATGAAGCATTAGCGTTTATTCGAGATAAGAAGAAGACTCAAGATCTAGAGGCAGAAATATGATTCCAGAAAATACTACTTGTCCAGTTTGTATTCATATCAGAGAAGGCTGTGATGAAACTTGTAGTAGCTGTACAGATTGTTATGTTAAAACTGGTGATACCAAATGTGATCAAAAATGTGAACATGCTAAACATGAAGATGATGGTGGATTCTTTATTGATGGTAACCATCCAGATGCGATGTTTGGCTAATGCCAAGTCATCCTGATGAAGTAAAGCCAAACTATTTTGATTGGTGGAGTATTCCATTTTTTGAGTGGCATGTTCATGTTGATTATAATACGAATATATGGACAGTTCTACGGTATGGTAAACTTGTATTAAAAGATACTTTTGATGCCTAACTACATTCCAGGAATAGGTTCAGTCTCTCCTAAATTAATGATTATAGGAGAAGCTCCAGGTAAATATGAAGATGAACAAGGAGTTCCATTTGTAGGACCAACAGGTCAAATGTTAAATGATTGGTTATTCAAAGCTGGAATTAATAGATCTGATTGTTACATCACTAACGTTGTCAAGTTTAGACCTCCTTTGAATGATCTCAAAAAACTACATCTAATTGGCGTTGACATTGGTCAACAGATGCAGGAGTTGTGGGATAATGAAATTAACAAACTTCATCCTAACTGCATTCTTGCTGTCGGAGACTTGGCCTTACAGGCTTGCTGCGATGTTTCTGGCATCCTTAACTATCGTGGTTCTATTCTTACTGCTAGAGATGGTCATACTAAAGTAGTTCCAACTATTCATCCAGCAGCTTTATTTAATAGAAGTAGTAGTGAAGGAGATGATAAAGAACAAAAGGGAGGATTATCTTGGACCTGGACTAAGATAATTGAAGCAGATATTTTCCGAGCAGTTGAGGAATCACAAACTAAAACTCTAGTTCTTCCACAAAGAACATTATCAATAGCTCATAATTCACTCGATCTCCACAGATTCTTTCGAGAATATGAAAAACTCGACCTCGCAGCGAGTGATATTGAGTCCATTAATTGTGTTCCTGTGTGTATTGGTTTTGCTTTTAATAAGCATCATGCAATCTCAGTTCCGCTTCTCCGTTCTATTGGCACTAATAAACTTACTGATATGGGTGATAATGAACTTGATGAAGTCTGGAGATTGATTGATGGACAACTCAGAAGATTACGTCTCATCGGCCACAATTTTAAATATGATGAATTCAAACTTGGACTTATTGGATTCGAGTGCCCTAAAGTATATTCAGATACTCTTATTAAGACCAGAGTCATCTTCCCGGAACTTCCAGATAAAAGCCTACATACTGTATCAAGTATCTGGACACGCGAGCCATTCTATAAAGATGATGGAAAAGAATTCAAACTTGGAAAATCAAAAATAGATCAACTTCTTATCTACAATGGACGTGATTGTGCTGTAGAGTTTGAGGTTGATGAAGCTCAAGAAGTAGATTTACGAGAGTTAGCAGAACGTTTCAACGTTCCTCTCGTTGATTATTATTATAATTATATGATGAAGAAACATAAACTATATTTGAAATTAGAAACTACAGGTAAAGTAGTTGATATAGCTAGACAAAAAGAACTCAAAGTTAAATATACAGCTATGCAGGAGACTGTACATGAGAAATTAATTAAAGCTATCGGCCAAGATGTTAATGTTAAATCCTATCCACAAGTATTTGAACTTCTCTATAAGATTATGAAGTTTAAGATGCGAAAGAGAGATCCAACTTCTGAAGACACAATTGTTTCATTACTAGGAAGTTGCAAAGACAAAGTGAAGAAGGAGATTCTAAATGACCTCCTTGAAGAACGAAGAATTAGAGACCAAAAATCAAGACAAATATCTTTCTGCCCGGATTACGATGGGCGGTGTAAATCTGCTTATAATATTTCCGCTACAGAAACTTGTAGAAGTTCAACTGGAATACTTAAGAAACCTCTCAGACCAAAAAAGATTGGACTTGCAGATCACACCATTTCTACACATGGAAGACTTGGAAAAGATATTAAATCCATGTTCCTCGCAGATAAGGGAAAAGTTATTATCCAAGTTGATTCTAGTCAGGCAGAGCCTAGAGTCGTTGCTGTATTAAGTGAAGATTGGGAATTACTTGAAGCATTTAAAAATAACATAGATATTCATCGTAGGACAGCCGGATTGATATTTGGCTATACACAACGGCTAGAACTCTCTGCTAACTTCAAACATCCTATTGTAGACTTTCTTCCTAAAGATGGTCCTGAAAGATACACTGGTAAAACTACACGTAACGCAGGTAATTATGATGTTAAGAAACATACATTCATGACTAGCTTTAATACTAATGCACAGAAATATGAAATTCCTATGGATATATCTGAATGGAGAGCTGGTCAAATGTTAGAGATATTTCATACAGCTAGTCCAAAGATTAGAGGCGTGTTTCATGCACAGATCAAAGAAGCAATTGATACAACTCGTGTTCTTATTGACCCTATGGGTGGTGTACGGATATTTAATGGGCGTATGGATGATTCTTTATATGGCGAAGCATATGCCAACATTCCTCAAAGAACAGTTGCTCATGTCGTGCAAGGGGCTGCTATAAAAATAGATGAAGAATTAAATGGTGATACTGAAGTCCTCTGGGCAGAAGAAAAGCATGATGCTCTCTATCTTCAAGTTCCAGAAAACAATTGGGAGGTGTATGCAAGACTTATGAAGAAACATATGGAAGTTCCAGTAGATTTTAGTATTTACTGTACACTCAAACGAGATTACAAATTAGTTATTCCTTGTTCTGTTGAGATTAGTCACACTAATTATGCTAGTTTTGAGAAAGTGAAATTATGACATATCAAATTACATTCAATGGTAGTAAAGGATTTCATCAAATTACAATCAAATGTAGAAATATTAAAGAACTTTTATATGAAATAGAAAAATTAAGTTATAATTTTGGAGAGCCATTTGATATGATTTATCTTGTTGATGGAAGGGGAAATTCTGATGCTGTCAGATAATGGAATCACAATTCTTGATTCTTCTATGAGAAAAAATGAAATCAGAATACTTAAATCACATGTTGAAGTATTAGGATTTACAATAGATAATAGAACAGGTCATCATCTCTATATTGAACCAGACTACGATGAACTTGGTAAAGTAATAAGAATAAGGATCATGAAATGACAGCCGAACAGCTTCGTCAGTTCTTCAATGATACACTTGGTAATTATAACAAGTCTTGGCCTGAAACTTACGAAGTAGATGCAGAAACGTATTCTAATATTTGCCAATTCATTTTTACTAGTAAAAGTTTTAGACATGGAACTCAACATGTAGTTCAACTATCATTAGGAAAGAATAATGGTGTAATGTATAAGGGAGTCGAACTCCTTCTCAAGAAGGAAAAAGAATGACTATAAATAGTCGAGCAAGAGTTGAATTAACATTAGAAATTTATATTAGAGATAATTGGTCATCTGATGCAACAGTAGAGCAAATTTATAAGCAGGCTGCTGAGAGTGCTAAAGTTAAATTATATGAGTTATTTAGAAATATAGAAAATAGAATTAATGGTATTGGAGAAATTAAAGTAACAATGATTTTGGTTGATGAGAAGAGATGACTAAAATCTGCATCATAGCCGGAAACTACCAAGAAGCTCTAGCTTTTGCTAAAGCTCAAAATATTCCTAAAGGATGCTGGTTCTATCCTAAAGATGTTAATGAACTTCTATTCACATCCAACTTCTATACTATTGTGACAGGAACGGCTGGTCATAACATTCCTCCTAGTATATTTGAGAAAATATATAACCTAGCACTAGAACGGGGAAAGATTGGAAGAATCTAATATTACAATAGACTTAAATAAAACTGAACTTTATCTCATTATTCAATCACTAGGAGCTAGTCAACCACCAATTGATTTAGAGAATATACAATTTAAATTATATCATAAACTCAAGTTTAAGTTAACTACGATAAATTTGAATGAATTCAAGTGAGCGAATCTTGGGTCAAAGACTTAATTGAAGAAAATCAGAGTGTAGAAACTCCTACAAGTTGGTTGTATTGGAGTTTAATGTTTTGTATCAGTTCAGCAGCCGCAAATGCCTACACGCTTCGCACGCTTAAAGGGAACCTTTTATACTATCCCAATCTTTACATTATTCTTATGGGTGAGTCGGGTCTGGGTAAAGGTTATCCAGTTAATCTCGCTAAGCGATTATTACAGGCGGCAGATATTACTAGAGTTATTGCTGGACGTAGTTCAATACAAGCTATCATTAAAGAAGCAGCAACAACGAGATCAGTAGCAGGAAAAGCAGTAATAACAGATTCAAGAATAGCTATTATAAATGGTGAGCTATCAACGGCTATTATTCAAGACCCTGACTCATTAACTATTTTAACTGACTTATATGATAGAAATTACAATCCAAACTGGACAAATCTTTTAAAGGGTGATGGTGCAGAAAAACTCAAAGACCCATATTTTACTTGTTTGTTTGGTTCTAGCCCCGCTCATTTTTATGATAGTATTCCTCAACCTAATATTGAAGGTGGCTACATTGGTAGAAACTTGGTTATTTATGAAGAGAAAAGATCGAAAGATGTTGATTTACTTGACTCAGAAGAGGAATCAGTTGATGAAGATCATTTTACAAATTACATAATTCCTAAATATGTTCCGCACTTAGTTAAAATAGCAAAGAATAAAGCAAGATTAATACCATCTGAAGCAGCTAGAAAAATATTTAATAGTTGGAGAAAAGAGTGGAGAGATACACAGGCCCAATATAATGATAGGACTGGTTTCGTAAATAGAGTTCCAGATCATGTATTAAAAGTAGCAATGTGTTTATCCCTTGCTAGTTATACTGATTTTGGTATTATAACTGGAGAAGATATTAAAGAAGCAATAGAGAAGATAACATCACTAATCTATGCAAGTCAGAAAGCTGCTGAAGGTGGAGGATTAGATCCTCTAGCTGCACAGACTAAAAGAATTGTTGATATTCTCATTTCAGCTCCTGAGAATCAAATAACTAGAAAGGATCTTTTAGTTCGTGGATATGGAGATTATGATAGTATGGTTTTAGATAAGATCATAGATACATTAATGGAAATGGGATGGATAAAGCGTCAGAAATTAGGTATTGGAAGTAATATGGATTGGCTCTTAATACTTAGTGGAGAACCAAAGGAGTCTCTAATGAGATTCAGAGTTCAGAGGAGAGTCTGATGAACAATTACACACTCACTCAAAAGATGAAAGAACAGTTAGATAAGACATTTACATATCATCCACCCAAGGATGATCAACCTGTTAGCAATAGATATTA